AAACTGTAGGTGCAGTCTTACAAGGCGGCCTTGGTAAGTATAGACAGACAGTAAAAAACCCAAGTGTAGTAGTACAGGTACAGTGGACATATGATGCAGGTGGTTACAACTACTTTAAAGCATTTTATGCAACTTATTCTAAAAGTGGTTCGTTGCCTTTTGAGATTGATCTAGCCATAGATGGTACAGCACTAGAAGAATATACAGCATACTTCCTTGATGACAGCATAAGCACAAGTGCAGTAAGTGGTACAGATTATGTTGTAAGAGCTAGTTTAGAGTTAAAATCTAAGCCATTAACAGCATCAGGAACGCCTAGCACACCTTACAAACTTAATTATATACCTAACCAAGCCTCTTATAGCATAGATACACGACAAGAAACTATAGCAATACCTTTAGAGGGTGGTACAAGTAGATACAGGAAAGATATTATTGATGCAGGTACTATTGCAAATGTTAGTTGGATATTAAATACAACAGAATATGCAGACTTTAGGGAGTTTTACAAGCTTACTACAAGTGCAGGAACAACAAGCTTTAAGGTTGACTTAGCTATAAACTACGGAACATTAGAGGAATACGACGCACGCATAATTCCAGACAGCCTATCTACATCTCGATATGCAGATGGCTTCTTTAACGTACAAGCTCAATTAGAATTAAATGCTAAAGCAAGAGACACAGATGCCGATCTGATTGCATTAGTATTATATCCTGAGTACGGCGAAAACTATGCGACCTTGTTCCCACCAGATGAAAATGATATAGATATAATAATAAACACCGACTTTCCGAGTTATCTAAATGTCTGATTATACCGAATTTTATCTAAATAGCGATAGCAACATAGTACAGCTAGAAACTATAGAACTATCGCATAGTGATTTTACACAGACCTATCGAGTAGTAAGAAATGCAACTAATGGCATAACAGCTACAACCGAAACAGGTGCAAGTGTTGCTTTTACATATTACCCGTTAGCTATTGATGTAGGTGAAACTAGAGAAAACTTAGATCAAACTTTTACAATAACATTAGGCGACTTAGGTGAAATAATACCTGCTGAATTAGATGCAGTAGCAACCGCAGATGGTTTTGACGAAAAACCAGTGTTAATTTACAGAACATACAGATCAGACGTACTGACTGCCCCTTTATATGTAGTAACACTAGAGGTTGAGAGTTTTACATTTAATGAGCAAGGCTCAGTATTTGACGCAAAAGCACCTAGCCTTAATATCAATAAAACAGGTGAAATATATACTTTTGCACGTTTTCCAATGTTACGTGGGTTTTTGTAATGCGTGACGATCTTTATTATAAGACTTATGACAAGTATAAATATAACTGCGCTCATTTTGCACGCGATGTTTATTTAGCAGAAACGGGTAAAGATATAGGTGATACATTGTCTGGATTTCTATTGCCTCCAACTAAACGTGTAGTTGATATGACAAAAAGACATAGACTAGTAAAACTTGATAGACCAATAAGCCCATGCCTAGTTGTAATGCTAGGTAACAAAGTTGCGCCCCATGTAGGTGTATTTGTGCGTGATAAAGTGATACATATGCAAGAAATAGGTGTTCAGTATGTTTCGCTTACTATAGCAAGTTTAGGTTTTACTAAGTTAGGTTATTATAAATGTTAAAGAGAGTTATAATAGCAGAAAACGCATTAGAACCTGAAACATGGTCAGGACACTACGTAGAAAATATATCTGATTTCCTGATGGAAAGGTACGATAGTTTTCCAGAAAATGCACGTATTTATCACAAAAGCGTAAGTTTAGATAATGACGTAACACCAAGTAATGAACAACAAATAGAAATACTAAACACACTTGAGGGTGATATTATAGTTGTAATATATCCATCTGGCACATTTATGACCGTAGTCAATATAATTGTAACAGTCATAGGTATAGCATCAATGGCGGCTAGCTTTTTACTTAGACCTAAAATACCTAATGCAACACAGAGAAATACACAAACTGAAAGTCCTAATAACGGGCTAAGTAACAGAGAGAATGACGCTAGAATATTGGCACGCATACCTGATATATTTGGCAAAGTTAAGTCAACACCAGATTTGCTTAATGTTCCATATAAAGAATTTATTGACCATCAAGAGGTTGAGTTTGCCTATATGTGCGTAGGTAGAGGTTATTATGATATAGCGGCTGATAATGTAAAAGATGGCGATACAAAGTTTAGTGATATTGCAGGAGCCTCTGTAGCAATATATCCACCAGATACATCACCTAATAATGGTAGCGCACAGTTAACAATAGGATCAGCTATAAATGAGCCAGTGTTAAAGTCTGTTAGAAGTAATGCGGCTAATGGACAAACACTGAAAGCACCAGACGCGGCGGCATTTAATGGCAACGTTAACACACGTTTTATTTATCCTAATCAAATAGAAACTACAGCAACAGGTATAGATTTTACTGAAGAATTTACAGCAGGTTCAACTATTACAATAGCATCAGCTACATATACCGCTACAGTTGGAACACAAGGTTCACAGCTATCACGAACAGTAAAATGTGCAGGTGGAAACGATGGTACAATAACATATATAACAGGAGATCCATCGTCAGACTTTAATGTAGGTGATAGCATTAGGCTAGGGTTTGCACTATTTACTACAGATGGTGGTGGCACATTAAACTTGAATGGTGATTATGTAATTAAGACATTAACAAGTACAACAATAACATTAGATAACCCTGCCGCTATTAACAGTAACTGGAATGAAATAGAAAATGAGTTTTCTGCTAATGAGACAGGTTCAAAAAGCGTATTTCTTACATTCTTAGGTGCAGTAATATCTGTAAACTTAAATGGTAACTATACTATTGCTTCACGTACTACAACAAGCATTTATTTAACTAGCCCATCAAGTGTTAATAGTGACTGGAATAAGCTAGATGACTACGACAACAATCGTACAGGGCTAATTAGTCCATATCTATATAGTACAGGCGAGGCTTTTATTGGTTGGTTTAACTTACTTATTGATGACTTAGATAAAATATACATTAACCTAGTTGCATTGCAGGGTTTATATAAAGACGATGGTGAGCAACAATATGCGTTTAATATAGCAGTACAAGTACAAGTAGAGCAAACAAGTGCAACTGGTACGCCAACAGGTACAGTAGAAACATTCACAGGTACAGTTTTAGGTTCGAGTAGTAGTAAGAGTACACGCGCATTGACTATGAAAATTGACCCTACGTTTACAGGATATTGCAGAGTACGAGTTAAACGTACAACAAACAGCGATACTAACTTTGAAGGTACTGTAGTCGATGAAGTTAAATGGCGTGATCTGTACGCTATGTCACCAGTAACACAGAATGACTTTGGCGATGTAACTACAGTGCAATCTGTAACCTATGCTACTGATGGCGCATTAGCAGTTAAGTCACGTAAGTTGAACATGGAAGTGACACGCAAGTTACCTAAACTGCAATACGAGCGTTATACATTCCCTATGACATGGACAAGCCATAGCAACGGCTTAGTTAAAGTTGCAGGTAACAATGTAACAATAAGTAGCGACGGTAGTAGTTATGGTGGCTATGCTGATTTAGATGCTATTAGCAATGGACAGGTTATTACAGTAACACTAACGCTAGATAGCACTAAGACTACAGCTACGACAGTAACTATTGGTTTGCACGATGGCACAAGCTTTATATCTAACACAGCGACAGTGACCAATGGCACAGCGACATATACCTTAACTGCAACAAGCGCAGAAGCAAATCCATTTGTATTATTGCAGTGTAGTAATAATGACACATATTTTACTATAACGAATATGCAGGTTAGCGGTGAAGATTATCCTAGCACACAAACAATCAGTGCAGACAGTTACTATGGCGGTGTAATTACATATCAATATGGCGGCGTTAAGGTTGCTAATGATGGCGGTTCTTATGGTGTTAGCGTGCCTATTGAATATGGTAATACAGGATATAAAACTATTGTAGACTTTGACTTGCTATCAGCATCAACAAGCACGTCTGTTAGCGTTGTTATACTAGATAACTCAAATCAACCAATGTCAAATGTAGAAACTGTATCAGCAGGTACTAGGTCAGTAACATTAACACATACAGCTAAAACAGCAGGCAGAGTTGTTATATATAGCACACAAAC